AAAGTACATAATTCAATATGTCTACTGAGGCACAGTTGAAGGCTCGGGGCCGCGAGCTTGCGAAGGCCATCGAGGATATCAACGGCAGTGAAATGACCGAGGCCGAAAAGGGCGCGGCGCTGGACCGGGTTCAGGGCGACTGGGATACCCACATGCTTGCTGTTAAGAACAGCGAGCGGGCTTCCGAGATGGCCGCAAAACTGGGCGAGAACGGCAACCTGCGGACCATCGAGGGCGAGGGCGATATCGTCCTGCCGCAGCTCGAGGTGCGTAACCTGGGCCGTATCCGCCGGGACCTGGGCGCTGCCCTTCTTCGGCACCCCAAGTACCAGGAGTCCATCAAAGCGCTGAACGATTTCGACAAGCCTAAGGGCCAGTTCGATTTCACGTTCAACGTCGATGCTAAGGACGCTACCGCCGCTAACAACATCATTGGTGAAGGTCTGACCGGCACCGGTTCTGGCGTTACCGGCCCGACCGCCGCTGGGCAGAACCCGTTCCTTGCGGGTTCGGTGGGCGCTGGCATTCTGCCGACGTTCCTTCCGGGCATCGTGGAGCAGTTGTTCTACAACCTGCACATCAGTGACCTGATTTCGTCTATTCCGGTCACTTCGCCTGATCTGTCGTACCTGACTGAATCGCTGGCCACCAACAACTCCGCAGCCACTGCGGAAGGTGCGCTGTACCCGTTCAGCAACGAGCAGTTCAGCCGCGTTTACGAGCAGGTTGGCAAGATCAGCAACGCCGCTACCCTGACCGATGAGGTCGTTAAGGATGCGCCGCAGCTTTTCAGCTTCATCCAGGGTCGTCTGCTCGAGGGCATTCAGCGCCAGGAGGAGATTCAACTGCTGGCCGGCTCGGGCTACCCCGGTGTTAACGGTCTGCTTAACCGCAGCACCGGCTTCACCAAGCCGCAGGTCATCACCGCTTCGACCAACGTCAAGTTCCCGGCCAACAGCGAGCCGGGTGCGTTTGTTCAGCAGCAGAACATTGCTTCGCTGACCTACGGTCGCAAGATTCAGGGTGCGACTGGCGTTTACCCGACTGCTACCGCTATCGCCGAGGGCATTTTCGCCGCGCTGGTCGATATCCAGCTTGCGGTGTTCAACACCCCGAACGCGATCGTTATGCATCCGAATGACTGGGCGGTTATCCGTCTGGCCAAGGACACCGCCGGTCAATACTTCGGTGGCTCCTTCTTCGGTGGCGTTTACGGTGGCGCTGGTTCGCAGGGCGCTTCTGTTGGTAACCCGAGCAGCCTGTGGGGCGTTCCGGTTGTCACGTCGCAGTCGATCCCGGCTGGCACTGTTCTGGTGGGCTACTTCGATAGCAGCACCATCCAGACCGCACGCCGCGAGGGTGTGTCGATGCAGCTTACTAACAGCAACGGCACCGATTTCGTGCAGGGCAAGGTCACTGTCCGCGCCGAGGAGCGCCTGGGCCTTCTGGTCTACCGCCCCTCTGCATTCGAGCTGATTAACTTGGTTGTCGGCCCGTAGTTCTAGTCCATTAGGGATGGGGGAGGGGATGCCCTTAGGGGTGTCCCCTTCCCTTCCCTTTGGTGAAAGGTTGGTCGTACTTTGAGTACGAACATTTCGGTGATCGACGAGTATCACCAAAGCATCATTACGGGTCCTGTTGGCGCGTTCTATGTGACGGGTCAGCCGGAGGTTTCTACCGTTCCTGTTGAAGCACCAGCCGAGGTTGAAGCGCCTGCTGACACCGAGGAAGAAGTTGTGGAAGAAGACGTTGAGGCTAAGGTCGTTGCGGCCCCGGTTAAGCGTCGTCGTACCACTAAGGTGACCGAGGGCGCGGAGACGAAGTGAATCCACTCGCCAGTGCGTCAGATTTAGTTTCCAATTCTTATGATGCGGCGGCTGTGGAAGGGGCGCTTGCTTGGGCCACGTCCGTTATTAGTAGCTACTGCAATCGGAATTTCGATCTGGTGACCGGCGATGTGGTGGTGCTTAGCCCGTACCGGGGGTCGGTGTTATTGCCGAATTTCCCGGTGGTGGACGTTACTTCGGTCGAGGCTTACATTCCTTCGGATGCCGGTATGTCGTGGGTGGCGCTAGAGGATTACAGTTGGGTCGCTTCTACGGGCCTGCTGTTTGACACGTCCGGTCTTCCGGGCACCCATGTGGGCGTTAGTTCGTTTACCTGGCCTTGGCTTCCAGGGTCGCTAAGGGTGACGTATGACCACGGTTATGCATCAGTTCCGACTGATATTCGGGATGTGTGTGTGCGTTTGGCTACGCAGTACCTCGAGAATCCGGTGATGATGGTTCAGCGTTCGGTGGGGGATATGTCGGCCCGGTTTTCGGGTGCGGCCGGTCCTGTTATCGGCGCTATGGATCGCAGCATCCTTGATCGGTACGCGCACGTCGGTGTGTCGTGAATCCGGGTGGGGACACGGTTACGTTTGTCACTAAGGGTGGCAGTAGCCGTGATTCGATGGGCAACCTGATCGTGGTGGAAACATCCGAGGATGTTGATGGTTGTTTCTTTCAGCCGGTGTCGGTTGATGACACGGTGTCGGATACGCAGTTCGCGTCCGCTACGCACCGTTGCATCAGCCCACCTGATGATGCGGTGGTGGCTATTGGCCCCGAGGATCGCCTGATCTTCAACGGGGTTAGCCACCGCATCCTGGGTAAGCGCACCTTCAATGACTGGCATGGCCGGCTCGATCACATCACGATTGTTTGCGAGGAGCAGAGTAGCTGATGGCAGGTCTTCAATCCCTGGTGGACGAGGTTTTCGGCGCGGGGGCCATCGAGTTGGCTTTGGCCGAGTCGGTGGCTGTCCGGCACGCTTTGAAGGTTAAGGCCGAGGAAGTGCAGGACATGTGGATCACTTACTGGGAGTCTTTCCCACATCCGCATTCCAGGGTGCATTCGCTTAGGTCTGGTTACGTCGAACGTCCTGGTGATTATTCGAAGTCGATCCGTATTAAGTATATGGAACACGGCAGGTTCATTAAGGCCAGGGTTACGGCGCATGACTACAAGGCGCACTGGATCGAGTATGGGGCTAAGCATATGCCGGAATTCGCTCCGCGTGCCGCTATGTTGAGCTACTTCGGGGGTGAGACAACTGTCAGCGCTTGATGGGATTGCTGTTTCGGCCGAAAAGTTCATGGTTGCCTATCTGGCACCTACGTTCACTAATGTTGGAACGGAAATGGAGCATGGTGCCCCTAAGCCGTTCTATTTGGTTCGCCGGGTTTCCGGCCGGGAAGACATGGTTTCGGACTATCCAACAATGTCTGTCCATGTGTTTGCCGACACCCGCACACACGCGCACGATGCGGCGCGTTTGATGCACGTCAAAATGAAGGCGCTTGACGCTAAGGTCGCTGTGACCGTCGAGGGCCATGATTACAGTGTCGATTTCGTTGATGTTGATGAAGTCCCAATTTGGGTTGACTACGACGATAAGACTGTTCACCGGTATGTGGGCAGGTACACGCTTGGCCTTCGGCTTCTGTAAGGCCACCCTTTCACCAATTCTAAAAAGAAAGAAAAACTAAATAATGGCAGGACAACTGTGGACCTCGCTCTACAACGCTGACGGCGTTGGCGGTCAGGGTGGCGATGCCGCCCGTATCCGTAAGTGGCTTTATGGGTCCGTTCTGATCCGCGACTGGAAAGCTGATTCCAGCACCAGCCTCGCGGCGTTCACCCCGTTCGACACCGATTTCAACCTTAAGGCCACGCTGACCAGCCCGTCCAATCCGGGTGGCCAGTGGTACGAGGTGGGTGCCCTTAGCGAGGAAGGGGTTGAGTTCAACCCCAAATTCTCGACTGATGACACCAAAATCTGGCAGTCGCGTCGGGCGCAGCGCACCGATATCACCGCCGACGATGAAGAAGTGATGTTCACTTTGATGCAGTCGTCTCCGCTGATGGATGTGCTGCGTAACAACCTTCCGATTTCGTTCCTCACGCAGGGTTCGACCGGCGACGGTCAGCCCGAGGAAGTTGGCGATGCGGCTTACGCTTCGATCAAGCCGGACACCACCGACACCATCTACCGGCAGATTCTTGTCATTGGTGTTGACGGTTCCATGTCGAACGCCGAGTACATTGCCGAGCTTCGGCCGCGTGTGGCGCTGGGCAAG